CTCCTTAGATAGTGTATTAATTCTATTATATAATTCTGGGTGCATTATTCTTAATGCGACAGGTTTCATTGTTATGCCCTTCCTTTCCCCCATAAAATTATTGTTCTTTGCTCACCTACAATAGATTCTGCCGACCATCAAGCAGGAAAATTAAACTAATAGATTCACGTTCTAATAATCTATAATTACCGTTCTCACGTGACCGAACGGCATTATTTTTCCATATATTTGTTTAGAAAGTGTTTGTATTATTTTAAGATCTTCATTCCCATAAGATAAGACATGAACTCGTAGGTAATTATCTGTTTTGTCTGAAATCTCGTAAGGAAAATAGTTACTGATTAAATTTAGAATTATACCCCAGTCGCTAGATCTTTCGGAACGAATGGAAAATTCTACTATCTTAAATTTTGTTTTATAGTTCATATCTTCTAAGTGGTCGGCTTTTTAAATCTACTAGCAGAGGTTTTCCTGCTTAATTTAATGATATCAAAAATAATATCATTGTCAATATCAAATATGATAAAATGTGTTAAATAAACTTAGTAATTTTAAATCTGCTATAATATAAATAAATCTACGACCTTGCAATAATTGCGGGTCGTTTTTATTGGAGCAATTATGATAATTTCAGGGGATTTGTTAAAAATAAACGGCAAAACGGTAGCAGGGCTTAAAACATATAAAATTACTCGTGCCAAACTATATTCAGACGCTGGACGTAATCTCAATGGTGGACTATCTGCGACATTCGTTGGCGTATTCCCGAAGCTAGAACTAGAGATTGGTGGTGTTTTAACCAAAGAACGTATTACTGAACTCTGCGGGCTATTAGATCAAGGGTTCTTTAACGTTGAATATTACGATCCGAAGATCGGAGCCACAAAAAGTGGTACTTATTACGCCTCGGACTATTCAATAGAACTCCTAGAACGCCAAAGAGGGCTTTATAAACCGTTTGCGGTGAACTTAATACCAATGGAGAAAGTATAATGATTAATGTATCAGACAGATTTAAAGAGGCTATGAAAAAGCCCGTAAAAACTATTACAGCTTCGTTAGTTTTAGACGATAACACTGTGATCACCGGGCAAGACAAACTTATCAAAATTACAATTGATTCATCTGGCCATTTATTCGGTACTGCGACTTCCGTGATTAACGTCGAGCTGTTTGGTACAGATTACAACCTAGTCGATCATACTTTTAATGTGATAGCTAAAACCCTTGTCGATATCGAGAATGACACTTGGGAAGAAGCGAACCTTGGATTATTTTACGTTGAGGAATCCACCACTGACTTCGAAAAGAAGACTACCAAAATCAAGGGCTATGACCTTATGGGAAAGCTTGCTAAAACCCCATATAATTCAGGTACTATTCAATTCCCTTGTACTGTTAAAGAGTTAATCAACCAGCTTGCAGAACGTTTTGAGTTTACAGTTGATACTAATCTTGATAATTTGCCGAACATTACCTATCAAATTCCAGAAGATCTGTATGCGAAGATTTCAAATTGCACCTATCGCGATATTCTAGGCGAGATTGCTGGAGCTACCGCTACTATTGCAGTATTTAACGGCAAAACACTATCATTTAAAGACAGTAAAAAGAAACCAGATGAAGATGAAATCTGGACTTATGACAATCTCAAAACCTTAAAATACAAGCCAAAATATGGCCCAGTGAACAGCCTAGTGCTAGCTCGTACTCCTCAGGAAGATAATATTGCAACATCTGATAATGATTCTATTACGGCTAATGGTCTTACAGAGGTTAAGTTAGCTAATAATGAGATTTTGGATGACGATAGAAGAAAATTGATCACCCCGATTTTTGACTCTATTAAAGATTTTTCACATCATCCATTTGAAGCCGAAACTACAGGTCTTGGCTGGTATAAGCCAGGCGATCTAGTGTCAGCTCAAGCTGGTGGTGGACTGATGAATGGAAAGACCATTGGGTGGCTTGGTCAGGAGAAGTTCTTAGGCAAAAATCTCATAAAATTTAATGCTAATTTCACATCTAATGGCATCTCAGTTAAAACAAATTCTTATGGTCGTATTACTGAAGCCAAAGGCACAATGACGGCTGGTTGGGCTGTGGTATCTAAATTTTACGACGAGGTCTTGTTTCCTGCTGGAAGGTATACTTTTTCAGTAGATAGACCACTTAACCATAGAGTCGCTATTGCTGGGAATGGTATTGGTGGTTTTATGGGTGGGGCGAATTTGAATGCTGGTGAAACTAAAGTGACTTTTACCGCCAAAGTTCCATTTGAAATAATGCGACTTGTTGTTAATGACCCTGTCGGTACAAATATCGACCTCGGTGCATTTACGCCTAAATTATCGCTTGGCGATACTCCAACCGATGAACCATATATCGGTGACGATACTTCAGCTGGTTATAAAAATATGTTCGATGAATTCTCAGGTCTTCCTGTGAATAAAAATGGTTTATCTTTAATCAACCAAGATGGGGTTTTAAAACTTTTTGGCACACCAGACAGAGACTGGGTACAACTGGTTAGTCGAGATATTACGAGCATCTTAATGAATAACCGCCCGTATACAATCGCTCAATATAACACTCCAAATACTAAATTCTATGTTGAAATTGCAGCACATAAAAAAGATGGAAGTGGTTACGATGTGATTGGTAATAAAACAGTTAGAACACATAACTTTACTGCTAATTTTACGCTGTACGACCGTTACAACATGGTGATTATGTGCGGAGAGAAAGATGACACCACCCCACTCCCCCTATATGGTAATTTCGCTCTTTTCTACGGTACTTTTAATGAGGACAATCTTCCTGAATATACCCCTTATCTTACTTCAGTAACTTCACCAAGGCCAATTGCACCTGCAAAGATAAGCGAGATGATATATAAACAATATACTTTAGGCACTAACTTATATATACCAAAAGCTGACTACTTTTCTAAAGGTATCACTCATACCGTTTTGCCGGATGGAACAATTGAGTCTAAGGGAACAAGTACTATTAGTTGGTCTACAATTGGCAATTATCAGTTAGTTTTAGAACCTGGAATCTATGAATTTAGTAGGAGTGGTGCTGATTGGCCTGTATCTCTTGACTCTAATACCGGTAGAAATCATACATTAGCCTCAATGGGATCGGGGCAAGAAAGAACTATCTTTGAGATCACGAAGAAAGAAACTGGCGTTTATTTAGCTTTTCTACCTGGAGCTGGTAGGACGATGAATAATATTGCCAAATTTAGGATCAAGAAGGCTATTAGCGCGATAGTCGCAGTTACCGATAAAAACTTGTTAAAAATTGGGACTGGCACTACTTCAAACGGTCTTATTTCATCAGTAGCAGATGTCGGGACTATAGCCTATTCAGGACAAATGACTAGTAGCTGGGCGGACATTACTAGCTATATTTATTTTGATCGTCCACTACCGTCTGGTACATACACATTATCTATCGACCATCCTAAATCCCATAGAATTATCTTCAAATATAAGATGGCCAATGGCCTGACTTCAGAAATTAGCGCCAATCTTACGGCAACTTCAACTTCTAGAACTTTTACCACAACGCAGCCAATTGTTGCTGGACACTTATATATTGCGGCAGCAAATGGCTCAATATTAAATGATACGGTTAAGGCTCAGTTAGAAGCTGGAGATGTGGCCACTGATATAGTAAGCTACAAGGAACAGAATTTTACTTTGCCTGAAAATGATAACTTATATAAACTTACAGACGATATTTATGATGAGATTAAGCTAGAAAATGGCGTAGCTAAACTGATAAAACGAGTTGGAAAACTAGTTCTCACTGGCGAAGAGAACAATATTAACTATTACTATACTTCAAAAGCTGGCACTATTGGATTTAAATATAAAAATCCATCTGGCGAGATGATTTTTACACAACAGGGTTCCACAGCAAACATTATTTGTTCACATTTTAATGCGATTAACGAAGACGCCGTCTATACTACGCGAGAAAACCGAACTGGCGTGGCTATTTATGGCGGTTATAATAATTTTCCAAAGTACTCTAGTACTATGGGCTTTTGGTTCACTGTTCCCGACCAACTCAACCTTGGTATCACCGATGTTGCTTCTTTTAAAAACTGGCTCAAATCTGAGAAGGCAAAGGGTACCCCAGTTACTGTCTACTACGAATTGAAGGAGCCTCAAATCACCGAACTTGGCAGAACTAACCTCAATCAGGATTACGTAACAGATACTCACCTAGAACTCGGAAACGGTATTAAGGAAGCTATTAAAGGTATCGCCCAAACCGCTACGCAAACAGATTACGCAAGAGCCGGTGGAATCACCAAGACCATTTATAATACTGAAATTAAGGTCGATAAGCAGAAGCAAGAAATTGAATCTATCGTTTCTAAACAAACACAAGTAGACCAACAAATAGCTGATGAATTTTCTAAGATTACTCAGAACATTAAAAATGTGGTTACTACTATTCAGACGACTGGTGGTGGCAACATCATCAAGAACTCGGTAGGTTACGCTAAAAATCAAGACGGAACGCTGGTGGAGTGGTCCAAGAATAATGTTGGTGAAGTTAAAAGCTACACGAGCCCAGAATCTAGGTCTTATGGGGCGATTTCTGGTAATGCGATTGAACTTAAAAAGGGCGCTAGTATCACTCAGAGGCTCAACGTGGCGTCTAGTGGCAAAATTCCGTATTCTTTATCATTTAGAGCTAAAAAGGGCGCTATTGGTACCGCTACGGTTAAATTAAGCAATACTATCGATAGCTTCGTGATTACAATTCCAGAGAACAAAGAAATTATCTGGCAAGGTTATGATTTAACCAACCTTGACCCTAGCATGAGCTATCTTGATGTTACGGTATCAACCAGTAATAACTGCGAACAATTCCTAATTACTGATCTAATGGTTAATATGGGCGATCAGTCAATTCCTTGGGTGCAAGCTAGCGGCGAAATCTTAAATACACAGGTAGCAGTAAACGACCAAGGCATGATGGTATCTTCAAGCGTCTATTCTGGAGATTATGTTCAAATCACGCCTCTAGGGATGAGTGGTCACTCTAATATTACTGGTACGGATGAGGAGGTTTTTAAATTGAACCGTGATGTGACGGAGACCTCTAAGCTTAGCGCCAGAAAAGAAATTTCTATGGAACCGATTAAGATCATACCAGTAAAAGATGGTGATATGGCTGGCTGGAACTTTGTTGGATAGGAGGCAAAAATGAATAACGGCAATTTTGAGACAAGAAACACGGGCGGATCTGGCTATCCTAACCGCCTAAGATTCGAGTGGTGGCTGATCGAGCAAGATATCGCTGGCAATCGCTCCAGAGTCGGTTTTAAGCTCTTTGGAACTGGCGGCACAGCTCCATCTGCTTGGGTTAAACTATTCAAAGCTTATGCTAACGTGGCAGGTCAGACTTGGAGTACTGGGGCGCATAATCTTTACAATGGAACTATCCTAGTCCAAGGTGATAAATGGATTGGACATAATGCTGATGGTACTGGTTGGTTTGAGGCCTATGCGGATGGTGCAATCTATAAGGCTAATTACAACTCATTCGGTAAAAGAGGCTGGAACTTGCCAACTATTCCTAGAGCCTCTCAGCCTTCTATTAAAACCTTCCCGAATAACACGCCTGACTTCAATCTAGGCGAGACGATTACGATTCACATGAACGCCGTAAACGGTTCATTTAAACATACTGTTTATTTCTTGTATGGAGATAAAACCTATAAAATTGCTGAGAACGTAGACACTAACTGCCAATTCAATACGAACCTAGTAGCTGAAGAGATTTATAAGATTACTACTTCTAAAAAGGCTTACTCTGGGCAGATTAAGGTTGATACGTTTTTAAATGGTAATTTAACTGGAAGTAAAACCTGCCATTACAATGCACACCTAGTTGATGTTGAGCCTACTTTTACTGATTTTGCCTATTTTGATTCTAACGCTACAACTAAAGCTATTACTGGCAACGACCAAATATTTATTCAAGGTCAATCAAAGTTATCCGTGAAAATTTCTAAAGAGAAGAAAGCTGAAGCTAAAAAATATGCCACTATGAGCAAATACTTAGCTTCCGCGTTCGGCGTATCCATCACAAAAAACTATTCGGCAACTTCTGATATACAAATTGACATTGGTACGGTCAATGCCAGTACTAATCAGGTAGTAAGTGTATCAGCAATAGACTCTCGTGAGTTTTCTACTACAAAGACTAAGAATATCACTGTAATCCCCTACTCAAGACCAGTTCTAAACGTATCCGCTGGTCGTAAGGGTAATTTTGAGAATGAGACCATTGCTAAAATTAGCGGGAATATTGCTTCTTTAAAAATTGGTAATGCTGAAAAGAACGGTGTATTAAGCCTAAAGTGCCGAACCAAGTCTAGTATGGATTCTAATTTTGGTCCCGCACAAAACGTACCATTTACCATTGGTTCAGATATGATATTAAGGGTGCCAGATTTTCATATTGCTCTTGATAATACTAAAAAGCACACCCTTGAATTTGAGATTACGGATAAATTGTCTAGTGTTAAGGTTTATATTGAGATCGATGTTGGTATCCCTATCTTCCGTATTTCTACGAAGACTAAGAAACTTTACAATAACGGAGAGAGAGTATTGACTGAAAAGGATGTCATTTCTGCAGATAATATTGTAGGCCAACCAAAAATTAAATATTCCACAGATAGGATCTTAATAGGGACTTGGATTGACGGACGAAAAATCTATCGTAAAGTCTATACTGGCACAGGTAATGTACCTGAGAACCTTGTGCTTGACCCGTTCAAGACGATCGTTGACGTGCGAATGATGATTAAAAATAATCCAGGTGAAGCATGGCGTTCTGTCCCATGGGTATTCAATTTTTACGACGGTAATTGGGCCGGTGGATTTTATATCCAAGAAAACCAACATAAAATCATTATGCAGATTGGCAATGAATTAAGAAAAGCCTATTGGTGGCATATGATTATCGATTATTGTATAGATTAGTAATTCATACTATAATGCTTATAGCTACTCCAGTTTGCAACTTTCTGGGCGAAGGTAGCAAACTCATTTTTCTCTGCTCTGGTTATGATATAATCAAAGCAAATCTACGACTACGTTCCCCAAGCGTAGTCGTTTTTTATTGGAAAGGAAAAAACAATGTTAGATAAAATTATTGCAGCTGCGGTTGGAGCAGGCATTTTAGGGTCCGCATACCT